GGTGCCGCGCTGGCAACCGCGGTCAAGGTCAACGAGGCGGTCGACGCCGCGATCGAGCTGGTGCCGTGGCGCGCGCGGGTGTTCTGGCGGACGGTGTACTTCGACAAGTTGCAGAACGCGGTCGACACCATGGACGCGTACTTGCGGGGCGAGTACGGCAACATCAATGTCCCGCAGTACGGCCAAGAGGAGCGCATCATGGTGGTGCGCGGAGGCGGGCAGAAGTTCGAATGGACAGACGACGCGATGAACGAGCGCGTGGTCGGTTGGGTTAACGAAGGCGGCACGCTGATCGCGCGCGTGGTGGCGTACGAGACGATGATCAGCCGCAATCGCGGGCACGAGACCAGGGTCGGGCTGGAATGGAGTTCGACCGGGCGAGGGAGCGCATGATCTATGAAACAGGTCGCCATCTTCGCGGCAGCGATCGCGTTCTCATGCATCGTGCCGGCTTCACCGAACCGCCAGGTGGACGGCTTGCGCTTGACCTCGGACGCCACACAAGCGGCGGCCAATCGCAGCGGGCAGCAATAAATGGTCCGGATGGAGCTTCATTGTCCGCTTTGCCATCACCAGTCGGGCAACGCAATCGTCGCGGACTGGCCGGAGCCATTGTCTACGATCTCGTACCAACCACTGATTTGTGGGGAGTGCGGCGTCGAGTTCTCGTTCCAGATCGATCGGGACGGCATGCGGACGACGGCGAAGCGTGACCAGCTGCTGCTTACAGAGTTTCTGAAGCGGCGTCCCAACCGTCCGAAGGTCCGCAATGCCTGACACGACGAACACCGCAGCGATCAGAAAGCACTGGATCGTAGGCGGGTTCACGCCGCCGGATGACGGCTCCGATCCTGGCGAGCTAGGGGCGCTGGGTGCAGTGCAGACCGAGCTGCACTCAACCCTGGATGCCGCCAAGCAAAGGTGCCGAGAACTGGCTGCGGGGGCCCCTGGAGCGTATTTCGTGGTGTATGAGGCGCTCTGGTACGCCTATACTGACATTACCCCAGTCACGCTGCGCAAGGTCGGAGAAGCGGTTGTGGTATGAGCGACCCTACCCACACCGCGATCATCAAGCAGTTCGACAACCTGCCGGTGGAGGAGCGCGAGCGCGCCAGGGAGCGGTTTGAGCAGTACCGGCGAGAGCTGATCAGGATCGGTTACACAAACGCCGAGCAGGAGTTCGATCCCATGGTGCGCGCGGCCGAGCTGGCCAGCGTTGCGGTTGCTCTCGGTGGCGACTGGGAGGAAGTACTTAAGCGGGTGGCCGATCTGATGCTGCCGAGCGAAGCGAACGCGCATGGTGTGCGCGGTGCCGCCTCCAGCTTGGCGCTGATGTGGATGGGCTCCTCGCAGGACGTGCCGAAATGACGTTCGTGACATACGAGGGCAAGCGTTACGACGGTTGGCGCATTCCGTTTGCCTACTTGCTGTGGGCCGCGAGCTTCCCGCTGTTGCCATTCATGCTGTTCTGGGCCGCGTTGTTCTGGTTCCTGTTTCTGTTGGCCTCGGTGCCGTGTCCATGACCAGCGTACCGATCGAGATTCTGGGCAAGGCTCTGGCAGAGAGCATCGAGCGCGAGCGCAAGCCCTGCGCGCACGGCTTCGCCGGGGACTGCCCGACCTGCGCGCACTTCGCCAAGGTGAGGGAGGCAGAGCTGCGCGTTCCCGACCCGGATCACCTGAGCGGGCACACGCTGCGCACGTTCCCGCCCGAGTTGAGGTACAAGACATGACCCCGGTCCAGATCGCTGCGGTCGACTGCGCGATGGCTGTGGGCCGTGGAATCGAGCGCGACTACCCGGCCGTGCATACGCTCGTTGCAATCTACCAAGACGACGTAGCCGTGCAGTTTTGGCAGGAGGCTGGCAAGATGGCCTCGGTCGGCGCGCGGCTGACCGATCTCGCGGACAATGATGGCGTTGCCAAGCGCTTCGTCGCCGTGGACAAGGCGATCCGCCAGCACCTCAACGAACAGAAGGTGCCCGTTCTGAGTTGAAGAGTTGCCAACCCTGCCCACGTTACTGTGGGGCGGACCAGGGAAGGCAAGGGGGCTGGCCCGTCGATCCGACGTTCCGCCGGGTAGGTACCGGCCCCCACCTGTTTCGAGATGAGCCCCATGATCTGGTCGCACCACGGACCCATCCTCTGCTACTTCGACTTCAGCGAATGGTGTGGTGGATGGGGTGACACGATCTCCATCGTGGACCACGGCTACGTCGTATTGCCATACGCCGCGCGTAGAATCTAAGGACCGGACGCCATGGCCAGCATGAAGGACGTTAGTGCGCCATCCGTCCAGAGCACAAAGAAGCGCATCCGGGACCCCGATCTGCGCAGAAAGTCCAACCGCGAGAAGCTGATGGAGGCGACCAAGAGCGAGGTGCGCCACCTCCAGAACGTTGCGGAGCACAGGGGCGATAAAGGCTCGTTGGATCATGCGCGCGAGCTCACCAAATACGTGGCTGGTGCGCTGGCAATCACGTCGCCCTACAATCCGAACGGCACGCCGCGCGAGGGTGGCGACAAAGCTGAGTTCTGGGAATGGCTCAAGCACATGAAGGACTTGTTGGCGCTGCGGCTGCCGTATGAGCGCCCGCGCCTAGCCTCGATCACAGTGCGTGAAGAGCAGCCTGAGGACGCTGAGGAATACATGACGGTGGTTGAGGTACGTCACCGTATGATCAGGAAGGGTATTTCGGTTGACCACCTGATCGAGCGTCCCCTGATCTTGGACCACGAGCTGAGCGATGACGATACAGGAGAGCACGCGGGCAACGGCCACGCGACGAACGGTAGATGACAAGCCGCTCGATCCGGAGGGCGCCAAGCTCTGGGAGAATTCCTGGTACGCGTTAGCGCGCAAGGACTTCTGGACATATCGGTGCATGGTGCGCCCCAACCTGATCGAGGGTTGGTGGCAGCAAGAGGTGGCCGACAACCTGACGACGTTTTGGTACGACCTCAAAGCCGGCAAGCGGCCGAAGCTGGTGCTGGGCGCACCTCCGCAGCACGGCAAGTCGGACACCATGAAGGACTTCTGCTGCTGGGTGGCGGGCAAGGACCCGGACAGCAAGACGCTATTTGCGAGCTACGCGGACGAGCTGGGCATGAGCTGCAACCTGCATATGCAGCGCATGATGGCGACGCCGGCTTATCGCGCGATCTTCCCCAAGACCCGGCTCTACGGAGGCGAAGGCGGGGAGGGGAGTGGCCATCGTCGCAGAACCACGACCTTCCTCGAATTCGTGGGCCGCAACGGTTCGTTCCGCAACACCACGATCAACGGCAAGATCAACGGCTTCGGGCTCGACCTTGGGGTCATAGACGATCCGATCAAAGGCCGTGCCGAAGCGCAGTCGACGGTGATCCGGGACAAGACCTGGAATTGGCTATCGGACGACTTCTTCAACCGGTTCTCAGATCGCGCCGGCATGGTGATGATCCAAACGCGGTGGCACGTGGACGACCCGACCGGGCGTTGGCTGGACCGTTTCCCCAACACGCGGGTGCTCAACTTCAAAGCGATCGCCGACCGCAACGAGCTGTATCGCGACAAAGGTGAGGCGCTTTTCCCCGAGCATAAGTCGTTGGAGTTCTTGCTAGAACGCAAAAAACTCCTGTCCGAAGCGAGCTGGGAAGCGCTGTTCCAGCAGTCGCCATACGTCGTTGGCGGCGGCATGTTCCCGATCGAGCGGCTGCACGCGGTGCCGATGTTAGACCGTTCTAATGTGCGGCGGTCGGTGCGGTACTGGGACAAGGCCGGCACCGAGGACGAGGGCGCGCATACCGCGGGCGTGCTGATGCACCTCTTGATGGACGGCCGCTATATCATCGAGCACGTCGTTAGAGGCCAGTGGAACGCGCTCGACCGCGAGCAGCGCATCAAGTTCTGGGCCGAGCATGATCGTGCAAACCTTGCAGCCGGAACGTATGAAGTTGGAGTCGAACAAGAGCCGGGCTCGGGTGGCAAAGAGTCTGCTGAGGCCAGCATCCGTATGCTGGCTGGGTTCCGGGCCTTTGCCGACAAGGTAACGGGCGACAAGGTGATCCGGGCCGAGCCGTTTTCCGCGCAGGTGCAGAACGGCAATGTGTGGCTGGTCGCGGGCGGTTGGCACCACGACTTCCTCGAGGAGATGGAGAGCTTCCCGTTCGGTAAGGCGAAGGACCAGATCGATGCTGCCGCCGGCGCGTTCAACCGGATCACCGCTGGGGCAGGGTACAACCTGTTCGCGGAAGGCCTCGATGACTGACATCGAGCTGCAGGCGTGGCTGTATCGGGCCCGATACCTGACCGAAAAAAAGGGCTCGATGGACCCGCTGTGGGATGTGATCTTTGATGTAGAAGCGTTGCTCAAAGGGGAACGGACGTGGGCAGCAACGCGTGAAGACATCGAGAACATGGTGCGCGCCAATACCCGTGTGCCTCCTCCTTCTGAGCTCGCCGGCACACGCTGAGGAAGCGCGCAAGGTCTGGCACGACGGCACCGAGATGGTGCTCAGGCGCGCAGCCGACAACGGCATGGAGATCGCGTTCGGCGCGAACGTTCCTGCCAACCTGCGCGAGCTTGGCGTCACAGACGGCACGATGCTCGTCCGTGGTCAGTGGGAAGAAGACATCCTGATCGGGGAGGCGTGGGCATTCAGCAAGGACTGCAAGGCGATCAGCTACGCCATACGCGGCGTTGTGACCTACGGAGGGGCGCTGATCGTGTTCGGGCCGGTGCCCACGAGTTGCAACGTCGAGGACTACGAACATTATTCGTGGGGCAAGGAAGCGGTGATGCGCTTCGATCAGCCCCCACCCTCGCCATACGACGCTGACGTTAAAGGCAAGCGCAAGCGAGAGAAGGTTGTTGACCGTCCGCCTCCGAAGCCTAAGCCGAAGCCAAAGCCGACACCGCGCGCGGCTCCACGACCTACTTACCAGCAGCCCCAACAGCAGTGGCCGGGCTACCCGTCACAGTGGAGATGGTGAGGTGGTCATCTGGCTGGCGGCGAACCTAGCCGTCTCTCTCGTGACGATTGGGTTCGCGTACTTTGTCCATTGGGGTGTGGCGATCATTTTCTTCGTGTTGGCGATGCTCGTGCTGATGGTGATTAGACCAAACTGAATCAGGGCACAGACTGCGGAGTGCGGTATGAACCCTGGTGGCATCACCGAGGAGGTCGGCAAGGCGACTGGCACCTTCATGGAGATCATGAAGATGCAGCCGCTGAGCCTCGCGCTCGTGGTCATGAACTTCGCGCTGGTGGTGTTCCTGTTCTACTCGAACAGCCAGACGTTGGCGCAGCGCCAGATGGCGGTAGATCAGATCATCAAATGGCAGCAGCAGACCGACTCGCTGATGGCCAACTGCGTCAGCAAGGAGGTCGTGGAGATCGTCGTCAATGCGCTGGAGCGGGACCGGGAGCTGTACCGACAAATGCTGCCGAGACCGCCGTCTCAGCTGCCTAAGCTGCAGAGCGACGAGCCGCAGCCGATCAATCACGCCCCGTTTGTGATGCCGCCGTGAGCTGGCTGCACACAATGGCTGGCAAGAAAGGCAACGGCGACGGCGAAGGCTACATCGCTCAAGCGAAGGAGCTTGAGCTGGCGCGGCGTGAAAACCAGCGATTGGCGATCGAGGTGTCCACGCGGGACACGGTGATCGACCAGCTGCGCGCGGCGCTCAACGAGGAGCAAGCGATCTCGCGCGAGATCGCCGCCTCCATGGCGCACCACGTTCGCTCGGCGTTCGGGCTCGGGGCCGGTGCCGGCGTCTTGCTTTGTTTGATCATGTGGGGGGTGTCGGTGTTGCTCCGATAGGAGGGGCACATGTACGGGGACCTGCCAAGTTTGATGACAAAGCACTCGCTCTCGTTCAGAGGGCACAAGTACAGCGTGTCACTGGAGGCTGAGTTCTGGCGCATGTTCAAGGCGATGGCTCGTGACCACGACATGACGCTCGGACAGTTGTACTGGGGACTTGAGAAATCGTGTCCCGAAGGGAGCACGATGACGTCACACATCCGAACAACGATCCTCAACAGGACCATCGCGCGGGCGAGGGCGGCCTGACATGGCGGCCGTGACTCAGCTGAAGTCCGTCTACGACGGCATGCGCAACTTCCTGGCTGGGTTCGGCGACCCGGCCAAGGACAAGAGCGCTGCGCAGAGGTTCGTGCTCGAGCTGATTGACCCCGAACAGCTAAACGCCGCGTACCGTGGTGATTGGCTGTGCCGCAAGATCATCGACGTTCCGGCGTTCGACTCGTGTCGGGCATGGCGTGACTGGCACGCGGACGACGATGAAATCGAGCTGATCGAGGAGTGCGAGAAGGACCTCGGCATTCAGCGCAAGCTGATGCAGGCGATGTCGAAGGCACGGCTGTTCGGCGGCGCTGCGTTAATCATGGGCGTCGAGGGCCAGAAGTTCGAGGAGGAGCTGGACGTCGAAAGCGTCGGCGAGGGCGACCTCGCGTTCGTCCATGTTGTGTCGCGCTGGGAGCTCGAGGCTGGGACGCTGATCAAGGACCTGACGTCTCCGTGGTATGGCGAGCCGAGCTATTACAAGCGCACGAACACGATGACGATTGCGCAGGAGCAGGTGAAGCCTCCGCTCGAGCTATCGTCGCTAGGTTACAAGCCAGGGGATGAGCTGCTGATCCATCCGTCGCGGGTGGTGCGGTTGCTAGGGTTGGAATATCCCGACCTGAGCTACTCGCAGGACTCGTGGTCGGACAGTTGTCTCCAGCCGGTGATCGACGCGGTGAAAGCGGCCGGGCTCGTCAATAGTTCGATTGCGTCGATGATTGCTGAGGCCAAGCTCGACGTGATTAAGATACCAGGGCTACTGGAGATGTTGTCGACCACGGTTGGCACCGAGAAGTTGCGCAACCGGTTCTCGTTCACGATGGCGGCGAAGAGCACGGTCAACGCCACGCTGATTGATGCGAATGAGGAGTGGGAGCGGATCGCGCTGACGTTCAGCAACATGGACCAAGTGATGGGCATGTACATGAACGTCGCTGCAGGAGCTGCCGACATCCCAGCGACACGATTACTTGGGAGAGAGCCGTCAGGCATGAACGCGACGGGTGCTTCCGACATCCGAAACTACTATGATCGGCTGCAGTCTGAGCAAGCAATCAAGGTCCAGCCTGCGCTCGCGCGATTGGATGAGGTGCTCATACGCCACGCCTTAGGGGACCGCCCAGAAGAGATTTATTACACATGGAAACCTCTCTGGCAGATGGACGAGGTTCAGAAGGCGGACGTGTGGTTGAAGAAGGCGCAGGCGCACAAGATCGATGTGGACACGGGGCTGATCAATCC